TTACAACAACCTTGGGCAAATGATTTTAAAACAGAAGCTAATTTCAATCATGGTATCAGCAGTTTAACTGGTAGTATTAATGTTTCAAATATATCAAATCCAATTGACATAACGACTGCGGTTTATAAACAAACTTCTGCGGATCCTGCTACGATTGGTGATATTACGGATATATACTTTAAGCCTGATGGTAAAGTAGTTTTTTTATCAGATGATTATAATGTAGATAAAATTTATCAATATACATTATCAACTCCGTGGGACATCAGTACTTTAAATACAGCAAAGGTTGCTGAATTATCCGTATCAAGTCAAGAATCAAACATATATGGATTCACCATGAGTATTGATGGATATTGGTTGTTTGTTGTTGGAAGTGGGGACGATGGTATAAATTCATATAATTTAACAACTCCTTGGGATATCAGTACTGCAAGTGCAGTTAAAAGCATTAATATTGGAACTGTTAATAATGCAGTAAACGAAGACTATCCATACGGAATCGATTGGAAACCAGATGGAACAAAAGTTTATGTTGTCGGCACGACTACTGATGCAGTATTGCAATATGCCGTAACGGGTTCTGCTTTTGATATCGGAAGTTTAAGTTTTGAATATCAACTGGATGTTCCAATTGAAGAAACATATGTATATGGAATAAAATTCAAACAAGACGGAAGTCAAATGTTCATTGTGGGTTCAACCGAAGATGAAATATATCAATATAATTTAAGTAAAAATTGGGACATCAGTAGTGCAAGATTCGTAAATAGCTTTAGTGTAAGTTCAGAAGAATCAGGTCCAAATGGAATGTTTTTTAAACCTGACGATAGTGGATTTTATGTAGTTGGTACTGGTGGTGAAGTTATTGATGAATATACTTTAGGAGATTCCACGACAGGACGAACATTTAGAGATTCACGCATTACGGGTTCTGCATCTACACTTGATATGGCAGGACAAGTTAATTTATTTGGTTCATTAGATGTACTACAGGATATTAATGTATTAGGTCATATTTCACAATCATCTTACAGTACTGCTTCATTAGGTCATACTATAGCAACATCATTTGCTGGTGATGGCGCTAGTCTTACAAATGTTCCTGACTATGTTTATGACTCAACATATGTGTTACAAACTATATCAGAATTAGAAACATTTGTTACTGAAAATAAACATTTACCAAATGTTCCAGATATGAATGATATGGATAAATGGAAAATATTGAGTGTTAGTGATAGAGATATGTTGTTGTTAGAAAAAATTGAGGAATTATCTTTGTATATTATTCAATTAAATAAACGAATAGAGGATTTAGAAAACAAATAGGAATTAAAGTTATGTTAGTAAAATTCGATGAAATAATAGAAGTAGTTCTACACCACGAGGGTGGATACGTAAACGATCCTGATGATCCTGGCGGAGAGACTAATTTTGGCATAGCCAAGAGAAGTCATCCAGATGTGGATATCAAAAATCTCACCAAAGAAGGTGCTAAAGAAATCTACAAGGAAGACTATTGGGATAAGAACAAAGTAGATGATTTACCAGATGATTTAAAACATATCTATTTTGATATGTGTGTGAATCAAGGTAGAGGTAGGGCAGTAAAAATTCTACAACAAGCCGCTAATGCCAAGGGTGCTAATTTAAAAGTAGATGGTGGATTAGGACCAAAGACAATTGGTGCTCTAACTGGTGTTGAATTAGAAAGAGTTCGTGCTTATCGTATTAAATATTATGCTGATTTAGTAACTCGTAAACCAGACTTGGAAAAGTTTTACTTTGGTTGGTTTAGACGTGGTTTAGAAGTTTAATATTAAGTTGAATTATAATAACTTATATTTATAGATGTAGGAGAATATCTATGTCTATACCAAAATTAAAAGATTTAATTGAACTCAATATAGAAAAACCAAAAAAAATTGGTGGGGTTGTAGTTAAATCAGAAAATCAAGTATTACTGGTTCGCCGTTCTGAAACTGCTGGAAAGTATCCAAACTTTTGGGCAGTTCCAATGGGACACGTTGAGAGTGGAGAAAAGTTCATACAGGGTGCTCATCGAGAATTTCAAGAAGAAACAAAGCTTGACATTGATATCAATTCTTTAGTATATTTAGATACGATAAAAGACTCTAAGTACAATAGAATTGTAAAGTTATATATGATTGAATTACAGAATAAACCTGAACCTAAACTTGATGAAGAACATTCTGATTGGGGATACTATGATGTTAAGTCATTACCACGACCAATTGAAGATAATTTAAGAGTTGCTTTGGAGTTAAAGGCATGAGTTTAAAAAAATTAGTAGAAGAAATAACTAAACCAATACTCCAAGAGGGAATTAACGATCCTGGAATTCTTAAAGCAGTATTTCTTGCTGGTGGACCTGGTAGTGGAAAGGGATTTGTTTCTAAAGGATTGTTTGGTATACCAAAAACAGTTAATACATCAGCATATGGTTTAAAAGTAGTCAATCAAGATAAAGCACTTGAAACATTATTAAAGAAATATGGATTCGGTACAGATTTAGATGATATGCCAGAAGATTTATTTAGACAACTTACAGATCCTGATTACGAGGATTATAGTGGAATGAGAAGTTATGCAAAAGATATAACTAAACAACAGAAAAAACAATACATGAACGGTAGATTGGGAATGATTATAGACGGAACAGGTCATAAATATGGTTCAATATTAAAAAAGAAAAAAGAATTAGAAGAAATAGGATATGATTGTTTTATGGTATTTGTCCATACGGATTTAGAAGTTGCTCAGAAAAGAAATATGGAAAGACCAAGAAAACTTAGTCCTGAATTAGTAGAAACAAGCTGGAATGATGTACAGAAAAATAAAATATCATTTCAAGGATTGTTTGGAAATGCTAATTTTATGATGGTGGATAACTCAAAAACTTTAGGTGAAAAAGCTGCTATTAACAAATTTGATATGTTGATGAAAAAAGGTATTAATAAATTTATTAAAAAACCTATTAAAAATCATCTTGGTAAAAAATGGATTGCTAAACAAAAGATAATGAAAGAATCAATAAACGAGGCAAATGCCGTAAAGGGTAGTAAAGTTGAAAAGTTTATTACGGGTCATAATCTTACTATGAAGGGTAAGAAATATAAAGAAATAGAATTTGAGACATTGGGTATTGATAATAGTTCAAAGATGGTTAAGTTAAGAATTATAGCACCTAAGAACTTATTTGGTATGGAGACACCTGTAAAGTTTGCAACATTAAGACGAGGTCCATTTACTAAAACCGATACCGGTAAAAAAGTAAATGAAAAATTAAGTAGAAAAGACCAAATAAAACAAAATAAACTTAGAGATGAGAGGCAAAAACTAATTAAAAAAGCTATAGGATTTGGTAGTGGAGCCAATAGTCATAAGTTAAAATTGCAAATAAAGGATATAGAAAAACAAATAGCTAAATTGAATGAAGCTCCAAGTAAAATCAAAAAAACCATTGGTGTATTCGGTGGAAGATTCCAACCATTTCATTCAGGACATTTGGCTACATATAAGTGGTTGGCAAAACAAGTTGATGAAGCCTATATAACGACAACTAATATTAAAAAACCACCAAGACATCCAATGAACTTTAAAGAGAAAGTTCGACACATGACGAAGATGGGTATTCCAGCTAATCGTATCATTGAAGAAAGAACACCTTATGTGGCAAAGAACTTATTGAAGAAATTCAATACCGAAACCACAGCAGTAGTTTATGCCTTTGGACAGAAAGACGCTGGTCGTTTAAAAGCAGGTACTAAAAAGAGTGGTGGTAAAACATATTATCAAGATTACAAAAAGAATAAGAATGATATAAAAGGATATGAAGAACACGGATACTTTATTACGGCTCCCCAATTTGGAAATTTAAGTGGTACGAAAACACGAGATATGCTGGGCAATCCAAAAATTGATGATAAAGAAAAGAAAAAGTTTTTCAAAAAAACATTTGGATATTTCGATAAAGGGTTGTATATTATGATGACGAATAAATTCAAAAAGTTATTTGAGTATTATGTGGGTTTATTCGAAAATTCAGGTACACATACTGCCGGAGAAGTTGATGATGGACCTGGTTTCTTATCGAGTTTAAAGGCATATCAAAATAGAGCCGAAACCGAAGCTGGGAAATTAGGATGGGAAATTGCACATAATTTAATTGATGATGATTATTATTATAGTCAAGATTTTGGTTTCGTTAAAGATACAGAGTATCCAAAAGGACCTGTTGATTCAGTATCCTTTGGACCTGCTGGTGTTCAAGAACCAAGTGCTCAAAATTTAACAGATTATGTTGGAACTGAATTATGGAATAAATGGTTAGACCATATTGATATGATTTTAAAAAATCAAGATTATGAATATGTTGATGATATGGCAAAGGCAAGAAAAGCTATTGTTAAAGATAGTCCAAAAACCGCAAAACAACTTGATGCTGAAGAGCCAGAAGAAACAAAAGTTAATAGGGGAAATAAACAACATGATGAATATGATATTGTAAAAGAAGTATTATCATTAACGGAAGTATCGGCTAAAGTTAAAATGTTCAAACAAAGGTTGATGCGACGTGGTATTAAAATAAGATATTCAAAAGAAGAAGCTCAAAAAGATTTGGTTAAAAAATATGGTGGTAAAGGTCATGTTGCTGCTAAGAAATTTGGATTGAGAAAAGCTTATTATGCCGTACCGAGTGTTGGTAGTAAACCAAATGAAAAACCAAAACTTGTAATTAACAAACCAGAAATGGAAAAATTACATAAAGATAAACAAATAGATAAAGGTAATTTAAAAGTTGTTTATAAAGAACAAAAGGAGTTATTATTAATGGGTGGAGCCTATGGGCATATGAGTCATCCGTTTGATGACAAGGAATTAACCTTTAAGGATTTAAAAAATATTATTACGATGGGATTAGGCGGCCAGTTAAATCGTGAAGATAACGTTACGGAAAAAACTGATGGTCAAAATCTTATGATTAGTTGGAAGAATGGTAAATTAATCTCTGCTCGTAATAAAGGGCATATAAAGAATAAAGGTAAAACCGCTTTAAGTATAAAAGACGTGGAGAGTAAATTTAAAGGACGAGGTGATATTAGAAATGCCTTTGTTTATGCCGTAAGAGATTTAAGTAAAGCAATTGGTGCTTTAAGTGATAAACAAAGAACAAAGATATTTGGTGAAGGTTCTAAGTGGATGAGTTTAGAAGTGATGTGGCCAGCCAGTGAAAATGTAGTGAACTATGATATAACAGAATTGATGTTTCATGGAACATTAGAATATGACGATAGTGCAAGAGTAATTGGCCAGGCAAAAGATAGTGCAAGAATATTGGCTGGTATGATTAAACAAGTTAATCAAAACATACAGAAACATTATAAGATTAAAAAACCACATTTTATGACAGTACCTAAACATCAAGATTTTGGTAAACTAAAGGGTAAGTTTTTAAGTAGATTAAAAAAACTACAATCACAATATTCTTTAAAGGATAATGATACTCTTGCTTTATATCATCAATCATATTGGCAAGAATGGATTTTTAATGGAGCTAAACAAACAGATTATCAAAACATAACAAATGAGATATTAGTCAAGTTAACAAAACGATGGGCTTTCTTTGATAAGTCATATAAAATTCCACAGATTAAAAAAGACCTTAAAGAATATCCTAAATTTTTAGAATGGGTATTAAGTACTGATAAAAATGACCATGCTAAAATGGTCAAGAATAATATGAAACCATTTGAGGAATTATTCTTTGAAGTTGGTGCTACTGTATTGAAAAATATGGATGGTTGGATGGCAGTAAATCCAGCAAAATCAGTTCAAAATATGAGAAAGAAATTACAGAGTGCTATAAAAGATATAAGAAGTGGTGGTGATATAAAGAAATTAAACAAATTAAAAATACAATTAGATAGATTAAATGCCATTGGTGGATTGGATGCCGTTGTTCCAACTGAGGGAATAGTTTTTAAATATAATGGTAATGTTTATAAATTTACAGGCGCATTTGCTCCACTAAACCAGATTACTGGTTTGATGACATTTTAAGGAATAGGTTATGAGTAAAAATATAGAAAAAGTAAAAAAATTAATAGCAGGAGTTGGTGGACAAGGTACTCCGAGAATCGGTTATACTGGAAAAACTATCCATATGAGAAAAGAGGGTGAGATTTGGGAAGAACCAAGTGGTAGAAAATATGTTAAAGAAAATGGTAAACGAAAACAACTCACCAAAGTACCACCTAAAGGATTTGATAAATGTAATGATTGTAAAAGTTTAATATTAAAAACTATTGACCAGCAAACTTATAATAGATTTCAAAAATGTCAATATTGTCAAATGGAATTTGAAGCTATTTTACATAGGGAAGGTAAATGGAATGATTGGGTTGCTGACCAAGAAAAGAAAAGATGGGATGGTATATTAAAGGAATATGAACAAGAAATGACAGAAATGAAAGAAAAAAATCAATTTGATAAAACTGTTGCCAATGCTTTAGCAGGCCACGAACATAGAAGATGAGTAATTTAAAACAAGCCATAAAAGTAAATTATTTAAAATGTGTACAAGATCCGTCATATTTTATTAATCAATACTGTACTATTCAACATCCACAGCGGGGTAAGATTAAGTTTAAACTATATCCTTTTCAACGGGAAGTCTTAAAAGAATATGAAGAACATGATTATAATGTGGTATTGAAATCAAGACAACTTGGTATTTCAACATTAAGTGCCGCTTATTCATTATGGATGATGTTATTTCACAATGATAAGAATGTATTGTGTATTGCAACAACAAAAGATACCGCTAAAAATTTAGTAACTAAAGTTCGTATTATGTATGATGGATTACCTGCTTGGCTAAAGACACAGATTGTTGAGAATAATAAACTGTCGTTGGTGTTTAAGAATGGTAGTCAAATCAAAGCTATTGCTTCTAATGAAAGTGCAGGTCGCTCTGAAGCTCTATCTCTGTTAATATTAGATGAAGCCGCGTTCATTGAAAAGATTGATACAATATGGACTGCAGCTCAACAAACACTTGCAACTGGTGGTCGTTGTTTGGCAATATCTACACCAAATGGCGTTGGTAATTGGTTTCATAAAACTTGGTTAGATGCCACCGATGGTGTTAATAAATTTAATACGGTAAAATTACATTGGTCTGAGCATCCAGAAAGAGATGAAGAATGGAGACGTGATCAAGATAGAATATTAGGACCATCACAAGCCGCTCAAGAATGTGATGCCGACTTTCTAAGTTCAGGTCGTTCAGTTGTCGATCCTGCTATTTTGGAGTGGTATAAAGAAAAGATGTGTTGTGAACCAAATGAAAAAAGTGGGTTTGATAGAAATTTATGGATATGGGGTTATCCTGATTATTCAAAACAATATTTAATAAGTGCTGACGTTGCTCGTGGTGATGGAACTGATTTTAGTGCAGCTCAAGTTTTTGATATAGAAGAAATGGAACAAGTGGCAGAATACAAAGGTCAGTTAGGAACAACTGAGTTTGGTAATTTCTTAATTGAATTGGGAACTAAATATAATGATGCTCTATTAGTAGTGGAGAATAACAACATAGGTTGGGCTACATTACAAACAATTATTGATAGGGGATATGAAAATCTTTTTTATCAAGAAAAGAATCATTTAATCGTTGATGAAGATATACAACATACAAATAGATATCGACATATTGATAAAAATAAAATACCTGGTTTTACAACTACAATGAAAACTAAACCATTACTTGTGGCAAAGATGGAAGAATATACAAGAGAGAAGATGGTAAAATTAAAATCAACACGATTAATTGATGAACTTTTTGTATTTATATATAAGAACAATAAAACCGAAGCTCTTGATGGATATAATGATGATTTAGTAATGTCTTATTCTATATTATTATGGATTAGGGATACTGCTATTCGTATACAATCAGAGAGAAATGAATTTCAAAGTAGTTTGGTGGATTCAATTGGAAATTTAAATGAACGGTCTCCGATTATGACATCAAACAAACCAAAAAATAATCCATACGAGATGGATATTAATGGTGAAAAAGAAGACCTAAGTTGGTTATTGGGGTAAAATATGGCAGATAATATTTTTAATAGATTAGGTAGATTATTTCAATCTAATGTAATAATAAGAAAAAAAGATAACAATCAATTGGTTGTTAAGGATTTGGATTTTACTCAAACGAGTTTAACTTCAAATTTTATTGATCGTTATCAACGATTAATGCAAAATACCTATTCAAATCCATATAATGTAGCTCAAAATAGAAGAGCTGCTTATGAAATAAGAAAACATGACTTATTTAAAGATTATGAATTGATGGATCAAGACCCGATTATTGCTTCTGCCCTTGACATTTATTCTGACGAATCCACGATTGATAATATCGAGGGAGAAATTTTAAAAATAAAAACAGAAAATAGTAAAATTAGTAAAATTCTTCATAATTTATATTACGATATTATAAATATTGAATTTAACTTATGGAGTTGGATGCGAAACCTAACTAAGTATGGTGATTTTTATTTATCACTTGATATTGTAGACAAGTATGGTGTCGTAAATGTAAAACCAATTAGTGCTTATGATATTACACGACTTGAAGACCATGATCCTGCTAACCCACAATTGATTCAATTTGAAATAAATGATGATAAAAAAGAAATAAAAGAAAATTATGAAATTGCTCATTTTAGATTAATGAGTGATACAAATTTTTTACCTTATGGTAGGTCTCAATTAGAAGCCGGTAGAAAAGTATTTAAGCAATTAACTCTTATGGAAGATGCTATGTT